GCTGCTGCTGCATCGGCAATGGCCTGCTGGGCGGTTGCCTGTGCCTGACTGGCTAGGCTTGTTGCTCCATTGGCGCTACTTTGAGCCGATGATGCAGCGCTACTGGCATTTTGCGCTAATGTTTTTACGTCATCTATCGATTTAACAGCGTTTTCTACAGCAGTCTTTTCTGCTTTAGAATTTAGCGATTGCTGTAAATTCTCAACACTAGCAATAGGGATAGCCTCTTCCTTATGCCAGAACGAATCTATCCATGCCGAGAATTGGCTTTCAAGTGGTTTTAAACCTCGTTTAAACCAACCTTTTAATGTGTTTGTATCAACGATTGGCATTTGCTAAAATTTTATTACAACAAAGGTTGCAAAAGCGTCACCTATTACGTTCGCTACGCCTTCCAGGCCAAAGGAGGTAGGGTTATGCTCAAGCAAACTAAGTCCACGTGAGTCCTCAAAAACTACTGCATAGCAGTTTATCGTACTATTAAATTCAAAGAGCCCATAGTTAGAAAATCCAGTATAAAGCCTGTAGGTAATATTCAAATCCCCACCCAACTTAGTCAGCCCAGAACTCGTATGAAATTTACCATAATACACTGCCACTCCAGAATGAGTATGACTTGTTGGAGGAAATGCATTGGGCTTGTTATTTACGTTACCCCACTCTACAGTATGGGTTTTAGTATGTAGCTCAAATGCTTTTGTCAATTCGCCAAGTTTATTCGCCATATCTGATGGATTTGGCAAGCGAATAAATGAACTCCAAGGCAGCTGCCCACTACCGTTTCCAAATATTACCTTTCTTGAGATGTAGATATCTGCGTATTGTACATCGTATACCTGCACGCTTTCCTTATTCTCCTGGATAACGACAGTTTCGCTTTTGATTCCGCCTTCGAAAGGGAGTATTTCTCCATTAACAACTAGAACCCCAGCACTAACATTCGATCCTTGCTCTACGCATCCATCTAGAATGTAGGTGCTCCCTCCAACGCTGGCGAGCCTAGCAGTAAGGACGAGCATATCCTGCATAAAAGCTAGCGTTTCTACGCTCATCGGAAACTGTTTATACTTCAGCAAGTCTATACTATTCATCGATTATTGGTTTAGTAATACTGAATTGTGTAGCGTTTGCTTGCCAACTTGTAAAAGTTAACGAGCGATATTATTCTGTTTTCATCAATCTTGCCGCGTAGTACCATTGGCACCATTACCATAAAGTCTACGCCAGCAGCGCTGACACTCCCCTTCTTAGGCACTAACCTCACTTCACCACGAAAAAGAAGTGTCTCTCCCTGCTTTTCGTCTGCGGATAGTAGCCATAACGGGTGCTTGCTATCGGTAGGCGTGAATAGCGACTTTTTGTAGAGGATTATCCAATCACTTGCCTCTCCATCGGCAACGTACAATCTTCGCAACTCTGCATCAAAGGCATCATTCAGAAGTCCCCGTAGGTAGCACACTTGTCCAGTTTGGTTAATCGTGTAATTATTTTGATTGCGAGTAGTAAGAAAGGCATCGTACAATGATACTACGGGCTTAATAGCAGCCTTGAGCAAACGGTATAAAACAGATTTGCGTAAGAATGTTGGCAGCAACAGCACGGGAAGCTTTTTATAATCGATCTTAAAAACTGAGCTCATACCGTTTCTATGCTTTGGTAGGCGATAAACTTTAGCACCAAATCGCTATCGTTGTAAATTTTATAGTAGCCACTCTCGGGTAGGTGCTTGGCTTGTATTGTTTTCCAAGCCACCGATCCACCTTTTGCTGCTTGAAAATCAGACTCGGATACGGTGCGGGCTATCTTCAATTCAGGTATTACAACACCATAGAGCTGCTGTAATACATCAACTAAGCTGACGTTACGATATTCACCATTAAATGGGATCCCGTTTTGCAGGTAGTTTTTTATAGTATCCCTCACCGTATCTGCTCCAGTGTCTAATCGTAACCCTTGGGCATTAAAAACCATTGGGTCGTAATATACATCCATATCTAGCGCAAAATGGTCAGCAGGCTTATTAACAACCTCTAACACTACTCCAGCATCCTTAATGTCCGAGAAATAGGCGATAAGAGCACCCTGTTCTCCTAATGAAAGTGGCTCTTTTACAGCTCCCCCTTTGGCAACCTTAATGTAAAGCCTGCCCTGGTACTCGACGGCGGAGGCATACTTCACCACCTTTTCACTCTCCACCACTTCTGCATAGGTATCCGCATCTTCATCCAACGCTCGCCCATACTGAAAGGCCAGCGCTTTATTACGATACCACTTTAGGCGGTGGGGCTTCTTACTCTCAATTAAGTCGGCTATTTCTTTTTTGTGTGAGTCGAAAAGAGTTTCCAGCGTCCACATGCAGGTGGCTATGATGAAGAAGAAAATGCTCTCAATGCTAACTATCGAAAAAGTTTCTTCGAAAGAAGATTTAGGCGCAAAGCCATACTTAGAGGCTAAAGTCTCATCGGCCATAAACGCCGATGTCATTTCGTTCTTTATTTCTTGTATTGTTCGTGCCATACTGTTTAGCTAACTATAAAATCTTCTCCAACTGTCCAGAATTCAATGCCTTCATTTGCTATAGTTTGGGATATATCGGTGTCGGTTAGGGCGGTGGAAGGAATAATTCCTTTGTTCGAATAGTAATAAACGATGTCTAAGTCAACTATATCATTACACCCTAGCAGCGTATCGTAAGGATTTAAATCATCGGTAATGGACAATCCATTGTTGAATGCAAAATCAAATACCGATTCAATACCACCTGAATGCTGTACCGCTACATCTAGCATCGACTGCCGTTCATATACTTTTAAATTCGCCATTACTACCGTTTAAATCCCATTTAAAGGTTATTTAACTACCCTAAATCGTTTAAGAATAAAGTAGGCTAGTACAACAAGTCCAAGTGAAATAATTATAGCCATCCACGTAAATGCTGCGGGAGGCTTGGTTTTGGTTTTCGAATCAGAGGAGGTTTTAGCATTCGCATCCGATTTTGACTTATTGCTTTCGTTAGTGGCACTTGCTACCTCGCTCGACTTCCCCGTTTTTTCGGTGATGTTGGAATTCGTTTTGCGATTCGTTTTTTCCTGCGAAACCGTTTGCTCAACCGGGTATTGTTTCCCCGAACTATCAGGCTGAGAATATTTGGTTGTGGTGGTTGTTCGGGTTGTTTCCTCATCTACCACCGACTTTTCAACCTTCGAGGTGGAATCATTTTCAACCGCTTTGGCTGTGGTTGCTTTAGCCACATCTACAATGCTTGATGTTTTCGACGCAACATCTTCCGATGTTACCACCTTTGATGTTCGGCATCCAAAAAGAACGATGCTAAAAATCAATCCCGTTATCAGTAAGAAGTTTTTCATACTTTACTATTGTTTTTTCGAGTTGCTCAATTTTCTTATTGCGTTTGGCTGACAAGGCTATCTCATCGCGAAGTTTTGCGATTTCTTCTTTTAACTCGTCGTTTTCTTTTGACAGTGCATCTACCTTAGTTAACAGGGTATCTACTCTTTTTTCCAACGAATCAACCACCTTTTGCCAAGTTTCGAGAGCCATGTCAATATTTTCGATATTCTGCCGCTTACGGCCGAAGACCCACCCTCCAAAAGATCCAGCCAAACCAGTACCAAGGGCAATTACTATCGTTGATGCTACTTCGTTCATACAATGATTTTTTTAGCCAGTTCGTAAAGTCTATTCCTATCATCCAACCCATTCGTTCCACCATTAATGCGCTTCGAAATTGTGACGATATCATCAGCATCAGCAAAAGCATTTAGCCCATTGGTAGTCCAGAACCAGCATGCCGATTTCACAGCATTGTCCGGTTGTTCTAGCAACGCGGGGTTGCTAAGCAAGGAAAGGTTGCCGAAAAGGGCTTTGCTGCAGCGTTCGTAGTTTGCTTTACCTGTAACCTGAATTAGACCTCGTCCTTTGTATTTTTGTCCGTCGCCATCAGCCTCTGGAGTGTTGCCAAGCTTAACAGCCAACCTCCCGGTATCGTAAGCGCTACCGCTTGCTATTTCTCTGACATAGTTAAAGCATCCGCTTTCGTGAGCCACCTGAGCAATAAAGTGCCTTCTTCGTAGTGGGGTATTTATTCCATACTTCTCCATCCACCTGTTTAATGGCTCGACAAATGGTTGTAGCACGCTAGTTCTTGTTAAGGGACATACACCCTTTAGCTGGTTAATGGTTATCATAATGGTTTTGTGTTAATGGTTACACTCAGCTTATTGCTATAATCGTCGTAGTTGATGCCTGCACGAGCGAAGTGGGCTCGAATCATTTTCTCAATCTTTGATGGGCTATACTTCCCCCTAACGAACTGCGTCAGGCCACAACCCAATAGTGGATCTTCCTTCAAATCGCCTTGAGACATGCTCAATACTAAAGCGGCACACTGATCGGTATTGTCTCCAACAACAACACCTCGTGTTATCAAACTATTCCTATCCCTTTCTGGAGAAACGGCTAAATCAAATTCAGTATCGAGCATTAACCCTCTCATATCAGTGTTTTATAGTTTCATCTTCGATGTTGTCGAAAGATTCCTTGTCTGTTATTTTAGCTAACTCTACTCGGAGAAGTCCTAAAAGTGCGGTACCACCATCTTGAGGCGTTGCCACTACAGTAGAGCTATTTATTGCATCAATGAGACCATCAACCCTTTTTGATAGCTTTTCAAGTTGTGTCTTCAACTCTGGAGCAATTGCCAGCCCTCCATTCTTTCCCCCGTTGAATTCTATCAATTCAACTTCATCGGCCATTACTAGGAAGGCGGTTGAAGCAAATCTTTCAGCACCTTCGACTATTGCGATAAGGCAATCTGTTCCTTTGACTGGTTTTACAGCATGTGATAGGCCTAACAAAATGTCAGAAAAGACCAGATCATCATTTCCTAATCCATTCATTGTTTTATTGGCCCAATCAACACTATCACAGACAACCCATCTGAATACCAGTTTCCCAGATGCGGTTAACCGTTGCCTAAAAATCTTTCCGAACGAGTCTAATTCATCATTTAAGCTCATATTGCTTTGTTTCCTAGTTTACAAACCTGACGATATCCACCTCTATCAAATGTTTTGGTAACAGCATCGATGTAGTAAAGACCATTCTTTTCGGGGTATAACCAGCTGCATAATTTCACTTTCATACCATGCTGCGCCCTTGGAATACCAAATAGCGTTACATCTCCGTCTAGTCCAGGAATCATTGCCTGTGCGTATGCTTCTTTTGCCTCGGTAAGCATTTCTGTCATAGTCATACTAATACCGCTATACTCTCGGCTGATCCTTTTTCCTGCACCTTTATCGCCCCATTCAACCTTTAATTTTCTGCCAACCTTTCTAAGAAGGGAAATGGTAACGTGTGTTTTTTCAACGGCCTTTTGTTTCAAACTTTCTGAAGCCGCTTTTTCTAGTATTACAGATGTTGGATTTAACTCGCTTTTTGAAGCAGTAAATGCGTGGAGGGTTTTACCTTCAAACCAACAATTGATCCCAGTCTTTTTTAAATCTTCCAGTATTTCGCTGGCAGATTTGTTTTCGTACAAAATAGAACCAAGCATCTTGGTTTCGTCGCACTGTATTGCATAACCAGGTGCGATTGTCTGAAGCAGTTTTTTCAAAGAGCAATTCTGAAGGCTAACGCTTAACGCTTTTCGCTTCAGTGTGTACATTTCGTTTTCAAGCCTCAGCTCCAAAGGAATTCCAACAGGAACCTTGGCTATGTATCCGGTAAACTCAAGAAAGAGTTTACCATCATATCCTAGCCATATTTCTACAGGATCACCCTCCATAAACCAATCCGAAACCTGATACCTATCAAAATCTCTTGTCTTTCTGGGTATCGTAATTTCCGCCGTATCGGTTAACGATTGCCAGCTCGTTTCAATCTTTACAGCGCTAAACCTTCTTATCTTGAATCCCTGCCTCCCTCTGTAAGAGGGAAAAACTATTTCTCCTGAAAGTGCGAATGCCATCCTATACCATCGTTATAAGATCCTCGTCGCTTACAGCCTCTATGCTATACTGCATCATGTTGGGTTTACCCTGAATGGGCGTAAACGTTAGGTTTTCGGTTACTATTCTTGCGATATTCCTTTCGGCAAAAATCTGGCCTTCTACACCAATACTGCCTGCAATCTCATGGAACTTCTGAATGGCATCCATTTGCCCTCGTACCGTTCTAAATGCAGGTGGGTTATTCTCATCAGGAAGAATTATCCCATTAATGGTGATGTTCCAATCCTCCAGCGCGTAAATTTCTTTTACCGACCCCATGCCTCCTATGGTGGGGGTTTTTACTACTGTTTTTGGCCTGCTAAAATCAACTATTGTAGCCACTGGCATTAAGAATTCTGAATACCTATAACTCTTAAGGCTACCGTCGAATTCATATTTCTTGTAAGACCCTTCGCTTATCCAAAAAGCCCCAAATACCCTATTCCCCATTCGAAATGGGGCGTTGATGTAGTCTGGTTCTTCTTCCATTAACTTGACGTCAGAATATGAACCAGCCTTAAACTCCCTACCTTGCCACCATGTTGGCAGATAGATTGGGCTTTCAACTCCAAACACATCAGATAGCAGCTTTCCTACAAAGGCAACATCTATTGTCGGCACAGCCTTCTTTAGGTCGCCTTTGTAGTCAGCGGCTATCTTCTCTTTGTTAATATTTTCAGTTAATGGGTTATACATATCAGTTGGTTGCTATTACGCTATCTCTTAGCTTGTCGTTAATAACTCTTACAACCTTTTCGGCTATGCCTTCTAACTCGGCCTTATCCGCATTCCCGCTAATGGTAAAGTAATTCTTGATGTCAATCTTTTGCGAAATGCTTTTTATGGAAGCGCCTCCGCTACCCTTCATTTCACTTGTTCCATTCCCTTTACCCTTGCTCAGATCGGAGGTGGTTAGCTTTGTGGTCGGCTTTTTAATCTCAAGCGTTTTGCCTTTTGCGCCTGCAGGCGAAGTATTCGGACGCTTGTCCGGATTATCTTCGTAGAAGCTTTCCTCTCCCTGCTTTTTACCATCGCCGTAAGCCTTTGATAAATCACGCCCAAACTTCTTGGCTGCACCTACTATTTTGTCAAATCCGTCGCTAAACTTGTAGTTCTTGTCGAACCAGTTGGCTGGATTGAATACTCCTTTTATTAGGTGCCATATACCTTTAAATATATCTCCAACAAAAGATGCAACTCCCGTGAAGAATGTTTTAATGAAGTTCCAAACTCCCATAAGCACGCCTCTGAACGTAGCCGATGTTTTGTAGAAGTAGGTTCCAAGCGCGATCAATCCAGCAATTATGGCAGCAATCCAGCCAATTATTGGTATATTCATAATCGCAGTTCCGGCCATTTTTGCCCCTGCAGATATCATTGTAAAACCCGCACTAGCAACTGACGATCCCCATGCGACTAACTTCCCTACCACTGGCATGGTTTTTAGGGTATTGAAGAGTAACACAACACCTGCCTTTGCATTGGCTAGATTGGCCATTATAACCACGGCTCCAGCTAAACCATCAACAAATGGGGTTATTTTGGAGGTAACGTCAAACATTCCAATTTTAAGGTCGGTAAACCAAACCTTAACCTTGTTCATGCGTTCAGTCCAACCGCTCATAATAGTATCGGCCTGCTCAGTTGCCGTATTGGTACCTGTTATAGCCTTTGTCATTTTATCCTGGGCATCGATGGAATCTACCATAATGTTTGCTGCCGCGCTATTCTCTGTTCCGAACATTTGGGCAAACAGCGTTGCATCAGCCTGTGCCTTTTTCAGCTCGCGTAAGCGGGTGGTAAGAGGTAGCGTCTTATTTGATACGATATCGTAGTTAACTCCAAGAGCCTTTAGTTTCTCTTGAGCGTCCTTTGGAATAACATCGATACCTGCCATTTTTCCAAGAATGTTGCGAAGCGCTGTTCCTGCTTGCTCTCCATACTTACCACCTTGTGCAAGCGCCTGCAGGGCAGAGTTACCTTCTTCGAATGATACTTTTGCATTCTTGATTTCAACCCCTGCAACCTTATAGGCAGCACTTACGCTTGGTACTTCAGCGGCACCATACTTTGCACCGGCTGCCATAACGTTCATCATCCGCGTCATTTCCTGAGCAGCCTCCATTGGGTTACTTAGGTCAACGCCCATTTGCAGCATCGAGGTGGTTAAGGCATCCATCGCACCAACAGCGTCGTTACCCATAGTTTTGCTGAGGGTCGCTACATTTCGCCCCATCAAGTCGAGCGCCTTTTGGTCGTTTGCTATGTCAGGGCCTAAGCGCGATAGGATAGACTTGTAGCTTTCCATCATGTCCGATGCATCACCTCCAAAATCCTTAGCCGTTTTTCGGGCTTTGCTGCCTAAATCGTCAAGAGCGGAGCCTGTAACTCCCGTTATGGCTTCCACCTCTTTCATCTGAGCGTTAAACCGAGCACCTGGCTCATTTAGCGCGTCGAACTTGTTGGCAAGATTCTCCACGCTATCGGCGACAGCGTAGAGATCTATTGCCGACATCTTCTTAATCTTCTCCTTGCTGCCTTCGGCTTTGGTTCCAACGCCTTCAACCTTCTCTGCCGCTTCATCTGCCGCACCGATGACGTTCTTCATCGGTGCGGTCAGCTTATCTACCAGCTCAAGAATCCATTGTGTCGTTGTTGTTGCCATTGCCAAAAATCTCCACAACAGCAGCGCAAACTGCCGTCTTAAGGTTTAAGAAGCTTACTTTGTTAATGTGTAGTGATTCTGCGTAAAGCTTGCACCATTGGTCATCATCTAGCGAATCAGGGTCGATATGAAAATGATGGCGAATGGATGCGTCGCCCTCCCTTATGCAATCCCCCTCTTCGGGAATTTCGTGCTGCTTTACGCCTTCGATAAAAAACTTTCGTAGGGAGCAATCAGCTCTTGAAGCTGCTGAACTACGCCCATAAAGACTAGGCCATCCTCCAAGGCATCCATATCACCAGCAACCACCAAGTTCTTTACCCCTTTTTCGGAGAACTCGTCCAGCTTCTTCTGCTGGGCCAGCGGCATGAGCATCTTAATCAATCCCCTGTCCGGACGTCTAACCGCAAACTGATACTTCTCGCCCTCATCGACCACCTTACCCGATGCTATGCTCCTAATCTTATCCTTTACCAACTCGTCCTTTTCGCTATCGTTTAGGTATGCCGTTACGGATGATAGCCTTTGCTCTAGCGATAGGCTCTTATTAGTTAGCAGAAAGGTGTCAATTCCGAGCGATTTTAGGTACTGAAGCTGATCAGAGGTAAGCCTGTCGATATCGTACTCCTCAGGCTCAACAATCACCGTAATGATCTTGAGCTGCCCATACTTTACCTTCATTTCTTGAATGACTTCCGGGGTTAGCTTTGCGCTGAATATGGCCGCAGGAGCCAGCGCGTAAATGGTGTTATGGAGAGCACCTCCATCGGCATGAGCAACCGCACCTGCAGTTAAAGCAAACACTAGTAGCGTGAATAATCCGAGCAAAATGGCTTTTGAGTTTTTCATTTAAATGCTGTTTAAAATGGTTTTACAATACGGACCAGCCGATATGGCTTACCACAAGCTCTAGCTTGTTGGCGATGGTCTTGTCGCCTTGCTTTACCGCAATCGAACGACCTTTGAACTGGCAGTTATGGATTCTATCCTTAACCTTAAAATCGTTGTACTCGTACTCGACAACAATATCGAATGGAGCAATGTCAGATAGTCGTTTACCCGGAGGTAGCGATCGTTGAATGGCGTTTACCTCTTCTACGTATAGGGTAACCGAGGCTTTAGCCTCATAGTTGCCCTCACCTCTCCCGCAAGGATACTTACCTTGCCCTTTAGCATTCTCCAACTCAACACTATCGTCATACTCCAGTTCGGTAATTCCTTCAACGTCTCTGCCAAGAAGGTTAACAGTGATGGAGTTCCATCCTGTCATTTTTCCAAACTTGTTAATTAGCGTACTTGCTGTTGACATATCCTAAAGTTTTTCGGTTAAACCTAGATCCACATCAAACTCGTGGACAATTTTTCCAACCACAACAAGCGCCTTTATCTTCAACGGGGTGGTTTCGCTTGGGGCTTGAACTTCGCTAATCGAAACATCCTTTCCATCGATATTGCCAGAGGCTTCCATCGCGCTCAATGCGCTTAAGCAAGCAGCTTCCAGTCCCGACACCCAGGTACTTTTCAGGTATCCGGTTGTTGGATCAGTTGGCGCCTTAGATCGCACCCTTGGGATTAGCGTATTTCGTATAATCCTTGCTGCCTTATTCCAAATGCAGTTAAGGTTGAAGTACGCATAATCGCTATTGGCGCTTACCGCTGTTGGACAACCGTTGAAGTAGAACCCTCCATAGTTGGCAAATGAGCCTACATACATGTAGCCCTTAGCCGTTAGCGCCTTTTGTTCTTGGGGAGTTAGGCTGGCGAACTTCTTACCATCACTCAACGATGCGGATAGCCAGCGCCCGGTTAATCCATCGCTCAGCGAATAATTCTCCTCTCCTCTACGGGATCGGGGCTTCTCTTCAATATCTACGCTCCCTATGTCCTCGTGAATGCGCCTTACCGCAACGGAACCAAGGGCAGTACCAACAGCAGCACGCTTGGCGTAACCAGCCTTTAACACAGCCATAGCAGGATCTTGCGCAACAACGTAGGTAACGTTAGGTGCTGTTACCGTTCTTAAGTCGGGGTAGGCCGTAATGGCAAGCGGAGCAACGCCTCCAACGCCTTCTACAAATACCCCATCAATAAGAATGTGCTCATCGGCAAGGCTCTTTACCAAACCTTGTATGCTTACCGCATCAGCAAGTGAGGTATCAACCGTAGTTGCAAGTCCGGTAATACCAAGTACGTTCAGGTTCTTTATGCTACGAATGGCTGTTTTCAAATCAGCATCAGCCACTAGGGCTGCTACTGTTTTAGTTTTGTCGACAGCAATAAGCCAGAACTTTGACTCGGGGGCTAACCTAAACATCTCGCTCAGGTGGTAGTGTGCAAGCTCGCTATTGGTATCGTCAGTGGTTTGGGTTACTCCTAAATCCTCAGCCGTTTCAATAGCGAGCAGCTCGTAGGCAGTGTTGTAGGCCATACCGCTTGGGAGCGTCATCCCTGCGACAAGGCAAACAACTCTGTCCGATTCTGAATGACGGTTTAACCCGCCATTCAGCTTGTTAATTGATGCACCTCCGAAGCTCATGCTACTCGTTGTTTAGCGAGTTCAACTTCTCGGTTGCAGCATCGATAACCGTTTTGCGGTTCTTACCAGCAGCCTCCTCTGTTCGAATAGCCTCTACCTCTTCAGCAGTTGTTGCCGCTTGAATAAGCGCAATCAAATCTTCTGCCTTGCTTGGCTTTTGTCCCTTCGAGTCTTCAAACTCTTCACGGGTAAACGAGGTAATCTTAAGTTCCTTCTTGTAAACATTGTTTACAGCGTGGTTCTTAACAGCGTTCTCGCCTTCGTCGGTAATGAAAGCCATTCCATCACTGGTTACGGCTACCTTTTGGGCGTTTGGATAGCGAGAAAAAATATCCTTAGCAATTGCCTTTAGCTCTTCTGAATTGTATGTTTTCATGTGTGCTTAAGTGTTAGAGCCGGAATTACCCGGCTCATTGGTGAAACTAAGCTGCAATACCCGAAACAATGGCGCCAACGCCAATCTCCTCAATTCGGTCAATCAAACCATAGGTTTGAGTTCTGAAGATGGATTTAGGATCTGCCGACTTGGTGTCGGTAGTTTCAGGGCTGTAGAGGATCTTTACCCCATCGATGTGGTAAACGGTGTTGGGAGCGTAAAAGAACACGGATGCCCTACGGTCTGTAGCTCCAAGAGCCGCACCTTTCGCCTTCTTTGTACCATCCGCAGCGTAGGCCACAGCGGCATTGTTGGAAAAGAACTTGAAGCCCATTATGGACTTTACCTTGCCTGTTTGCATATCAAAGAAGATACTCTTATCAGCAAAGTAGGCGGCGCTGTCGCGGTCCAGGATAAGGTCGGTTTCGTGCTCTGGGCAAAGGATCATATACAACTCCTGCTCGTTAGGCAGGTTCAGCAACTTTACCTTCTCAAGATATTTCACCAAGTCGGCAAAAGTTAGGCGCAAGCGGCCAGTGCCGTCGTTTGCTCCAGTAGTACGCATTACTGGCATGTTGGCATCGTTGGATACCGATGGGGCAAGCTTCCACATTACATGGTCGCGAATACCCATCTTAAACGCCTCAGTATGCTTAACGCGAACTGCCGAACGCTTATCGTAGGCCAAATACCTGATCTCTGAATCGTCTACCTCGGTAGGCTCGGTATCGTACTTTTCCCATTCAACAAAGATCTTCTTCCCGGTCATCTTCTTGGCAGTAAACTCCGAGGTGTTGTTTACCAAAAATCCAACGTTGTTGATGAGCTTGTTAAAGCGAATACCATCGGCAGTGATTGCCGATGCTGGCGCTCCCTTCAGCACGCCAATAAAATCGTCCTTGTAGTTTTTAAACTCAGCAAGGAGCTGAGGGGATACAAACTGGGTTAACCAGCTGCCATCTGCTATAGTTGCCATTCGGTAGCCTCCTATTTAATTTTGTTACGTTTCTTCCAATCGGCAAAGAGCGAGTTGTAGGTCTCTTCATCTTCGTCCTGTAGGGTTGCCAGCAGTTCGGGATCCTCCTCCTGTAGCTGCTCGAAGTTTTTACCTTGGTAGGTATTCCCACTAGCGTCAATGCCAGTTTTGGTGAAGGCAGAAAGCGGCTTACCAACAGGCTTTAGCCCGTCGTAAAGAGCCTTGGTTCCTTCGAAATCCTTTTCGAACTGAGCCTGCCACTTTGCTCGGGCATCAGCGGCAAAAAGCTTATCCTTTTCACCTTTGTCCAGCAAAGCCTTTATCTGAGCGGCCTTTTGCTCCTTTTCCTTGCGATCTGTTTCCGCTTTTAGCGTATCATAATCGCCTGCCTTACGGGCATTTTCTTGAAGCCTAGCATTTATCTGCTCTTCAGTAGAGGCTTCAGGCATTCCGAGCGATCTTGCAATTGCTTTTAAATCCATTTCTTCATTGTCGTTTTTGTGAATTAAATCGGTATTTAGAATGGCAATCGGAGAGCCGCTCTCTTGTATTGCCTTCGCTGTTTCTTGGTCAATTTTTACAGCATCCTTCACTCTAGACGCGAAACCCCATTCAACGGCCTCCTGTGCGGTAAGCCAAAAATCACCACCGTCCCACTTAGCCTTAAAGTCCTTTTCTGGCTTTTTAAGCTTAGCCTTATAGGCATCGTAGTAGGTAACGGTCATGTTCTTGATAAGCTTTAGGTAGTTTTCTACCTCAGTCTCGTTACCTTCAACCCATCCGCTTGGCTTGTGAATCATGTACTGGCCATTCTTGGCCATAGTGAACTCCGTTGCGCATACGCCTATATAGGTACCTGCGCTTGCAACGATAGCACCTCCCTCGGCGGTGTACGTTCCGAATACCTGATTGAGGATGTTTACGATCTCATTTGCCTGAAAGCAATCACCACCAACTGTCATCAGGTAAACATGGCAGCTGGTTGCCCCGCCATCCTTAAGTTCCTGGCATCGCGTTCTAAGGTCAACTGCATTGTTTCTTCCCCATTCTGATATCGACCCTATAATGTCAACTCGTGAAGCGGTGCCTTCTGCTGAAATGCTTATCTGTAACTTTTCATGCGCCATAGTGCTTGTCAATGATGGGTTTTGTGTTCCATTAGACCACAAAGTTTCCCCCTTTTTACCTATCCCACAAATCGCCATTTCAGCAGCTTACAAATTCAGTTGTAGAACCTAAAATTCTTATAGTAGAACTTGAAATTTTTATAGTAGAAAAAATCAACTTTTTACAATACAACTAATTACAATCACCTTTGTGTAAATAACTATTGTATGGGCACAGGTAAAAAGGTGGTACGTAAGCGAAAGGACTACGAGAAGCTAAAGCATACGGCATACGAGTACATTGTCGTGCAGGGGTTAGACCAAAAGGAGGTTGCCCAAATGCTTGATATCTCTGAGCCGACCATGTCAAAATGGGCAAAGGAAGGGAACTGGAGGGAGGAGCGTGAGGCGCGTCAGCACTGCGCAAGCGTCGATATCGACAACACTAAACGCCTACT